CACCCGTTGCACTCCAAGAAGCCGTCAAGTAGATGTCTTGGTTCGTGAATGCAGAGGTTAAGTCCTGCTTGTTTTTGTCGGTGACTTTGAAACTGGTAATCGTGGTCGGTACCGTCTGAGCCTGTGCTACACCTGGGATGAATACAAGTGTCGCAAGTACGCAAACAGCCAGCCATTGAAGCAATCTTTTCATTAGAGGAACCTTTCTCCTATTGAGATCATGATTAATCCTGCACAAGTCAAGGCAATTCCAGCTTTATATGTATATTCTGGATTACCCTTCAGTGATGTCGAAGAACTGGCGATGAGAGACATAACTCCGACAGTTGTAACGACCAGCCCACAGATGGATATGCCGTTCATCTCTTCTCCTTCTTCTCTTCTGCGATTCGTTCCCATTTACGTCTGGCGTATTCCTCGCTGACCATATCCATATCTAGCTTAATAGCATCAATAACGCCCTCTGAAGACATGCAGCCACTAGATAATTGCTTTCCGAGGACTTTGCACCAGTCTGGTACATTTTTCATCTTCTTGCCCATTCTAACGCCTCACATCACGGATAGAGATAAGAGCTTCAATCATCTCAGGCTTGCTCAGATATGAGATGTCGTCCTCGCCAAGGTCGATAGCAAGGGAGATGAGCTCGTTCTTCTTCATGTGACGCAGCTTGTTGTCAGACAAATGTTGCAACTCATCCAGAGCTACGTCCTCAGCTGAGGGACACCTGTTCTCTGGAGGATCCACTTCTAGTAATGGAATCTGCTGCTGTTCCCATGTCTCATCTCCTGAAGCATAGATAGACCACGCAGCTCCACAACTGTCGCACACCACGTCTACGCATCGACCAGTTGACGTGATGTTGCCATAGCTGGTTCGAGCATGACCTTTACCTCCACACCCAGGACATTTGCATTCGGTGACCCGTTTGTACTCATCGTCAGTCATGTCCTGCAATCTAATCGTCATCATAGGCATACCTCCTTCGCAGCTTCACCTGTGGAGCCGTAGCCACCACGAGACGCACAGTCCATATCATCTGTCTGGATGATGATTACGTCTGACATAGAACGGAGTACGCGGAACTGAGCTATTCGAGTGCCCTTCTCAATGTGGGTATCTCGGATTGCATATGCAGCGAATCCCCAGACATCATCATTACCACAGTACTCGTTCTCAATAATGCCGATTGAGTTAGCCATGAGAATGCCATGCTTCAAGCAAGTTGAAGAGCGGGGAGCTAGAACACCCTCGCAACCCTCAGGTAGTTTCATAGAGACTCCAAGAGGAATGATTTTCACTTCACCTTTGTGTAGGTCGACATCCTCACTTGCAGACAGGTCAATCCACGCACCATGGCACTCAAGTTTTCCAGCTCCGTTGTGATATCTAACAATGATCTCCATAGATCTCCTTTCCTGAGGTCGGAAGAGACCTGTGAAGGTCTCTCCATCGTTCACGCAAACGTGCGCTAATTGCAGCTGCCGCAATCATAATCATCGAATATCTGACTAAGAAGCCTATCAACCACGTGAATTGTATGATCACGTTTCTCGTCATCGCGTCCCCACTGGGAGATCTTCTCCCTGGTGGCGTTTTCGATCTCGTCGAGCGACAAGGATCGTTCGTTGTCTTTAGAATTACTTTCCTCTAGAACACTTCGAATGTCTTCATGAAGCTCATTGAGGAGATTAAGTTGAAACTCGATTGGGATTTCGAAACCATACATCAGTCGTGCTATAGCTTCTTCACAACGCAGGTATTGACCTCGGTCAACATTCATAATCGAATTGATAATCTCTTCCTTGGCACAGTTCTTTTCCATGATAATTCCTCTCTACTTCCATCTCTTCTGGATAGGACATGGACGGTCGAAAATTGACTCAAACTTGCAACGTTTCTCGTGGAAGCAGACGGGTACAAGGTAGTCTGCGAAGTCATCTCCCCAGACTCGACGCACCTCTTCCTTCATCTGGCGGATGACCTCTCGCCATTCACCTTGAGCCTGAAGGCAGAGTCTGTCTCCTGCGAGACCGACCAGGGCACGATAGTTCGTACCGATGCCGATTCGAGTCATCACGTTGGTAGGCAGAATGCCACGAGCGTCCTGAGTCTCTACTCCTGCGTCAATGAGCTTGTGATAGGCTTCCTCAACCTGATTCATCGTCTCTGCCCAAAGAGCCTTCTGCTCATCAGTCTTCACAGATGGACCGCAGATGACGTCCATGTCTTCGACCTTTGTGAATCGCATAGACTCCTGGGAGAAACTGAACCCGACACGATGGCGGACAGCCTGGTGAGTGAACGCTCGGGACACGCCATCAATCTGAAAGACCAGCGTAATCCACTCAAATACTCCATTGAGAGCAGTCTTCTGCATCTCACTGAAAATCTCATCTGCCTCAGCATCAGAGATATCATAGAGGGAATGTCTCATATCCCCTCGCATGTTCAGCACACCAGCAGCGATCACCTTCTTCGGCTGCGGAGTAGCCGATATACAACTTACCTTTACCACTTTTCATCCCTTCTCACAGATTCCAACGTTCGACAATGACGTCTGTCATGTCGTCGTAATTATTATGCGCCATGTCGTGGTTATTTTTTGCCAGAATTTTTATTTTCTGGAACTTTTTTATCACCCATAGGTAGAGGAAGGTCGTTTGCCTCATCTTTACCAGGCTGCGAGACCTGAACTTCAAGTTGGCCATCTTCAGTCTGAATGGCTGGCGTCGTCATAATACGACCGCCACACGACGCGCACAAAGACAACATCGGAGCTGGTCGAACGAAAGCGACTGGCTCAGACAATCCATTGCCTTTGATGCGAAGCTTCTGACAACCTGTTACGGAGTACTTCAAGACTCCAGCTCCGTTCGTCAGATCTACTCCACAGTGAGGGCACTTTACAGGATAAACATTCCTACGTACGCCATTATCCATTGTTCTCTCCTTCTACGACGATGATTTTCTTCGCGAACAGCGTATCGTCGTTGCCACTGTTCTTACTTGCGCGACAGAAGAACGAGTTCCCGCTCTTCAGATCATCACTATGTTCTTCGAGGATACCCCCTCCAACGTAGATTCCTATGGTGCCTGTTGAATCGTTCAGCTGGATGGCGGCAGACTTTTTACCATCTCGGTTCTTCTTCTTGACTGACGTGATAACACCACGTACGTACACGGAACCCGACTTGCCAGACAGCGAGTCGATGTCCATCCAGGGGATCTCTTTGTACCTAGAAATGCTGTCAAGATGAGCCAAAGCCTGATGATTAACAGGTAGAGGATACAGATTCCTCCACACGAGGTAATCGCTGTCCCACGGTCTGTTGGCTGGACCGATGAGACCAAGTGCTTGAATGGACTCCTGAACACGCTTGTTGACCACACGTCTCGTCACCTTGTTGTACAGGTCTTCGAAGTCCTTGTATGGTTTGTGCTCAATGATGTCATCGACAGCCTTATCGCCCATTCCCTTGATATGCTTAAGACCAAGTTTAATGGCTTTTAAGCCACTCTTGTTCGTAACGATACGGCTTTCACGGTCACTGTGATTAAGGTCTGGCAAAAATACCCTTACGCCATGCTGGATGGCATCTGTGAGCGCTGCACGGAACTTGTCATCCTCATGCTCGCAGTTCATAAGAGCGCAGTACCACTCGACTGGGTGATAGTGCTTCATCCACATACACCAGTAGCCAATCTGCGTATACTGAAATGCGTGAGATTTGTTGAACGCATATGAACCGAAGTGTACCATCTCCTGGAACAGGTTGCGAGCATCATACTCGCTCATGCCGTGCGACATAGCTCCCTCAAGAAAAGCAGGCAGCTCTTTGTTAAACACTGCTACACCAGGCTGACGCTTGATCATCTCACGCATTCTGTCGACGCCATGTGGGTCGTAGTTTCCTAGTTGACCGAAAATGAGCATGATCTGCTCTTGATATACGAGTACCCCCTCAGTGTTCTCTGTGATTTCGTCGTATATAGGATGAAGAGAGGGAACCTCTTCACGACCAGCTCTACGGTCAACGTACTTCTGGAACAGACCTGAGCGCATAGCTCCCGGGCGGTAAAGAGCATTCACAGCGACAAGGTCATCGAACGAGCTGATGGGGATTTCCTTCAGCAGACCCGTCATTCCCTGAGAATTGAACTGGAACACACCGTTCGTCTTCCCCTCGTGGAAGTCTGCAAGGATGGCTGGATCTGCGTAGTCAAGAGCCAGAAGGTCGTCTCTGGTAACTCCGCTGAGGTCACAAGCCTCACGGATAATGCTGAGTGTCTTGATTCCAAGGATGTCGAGCTTAAGGAAGCCCATCGCCATGCATTCATGACCATCGAAAACAGAGCACTTGACTCCATTACGGACGTCAAGTGGCATAGCGTCTGTCAGTGGGAACGGGCTCACCAGAACACCTGAAGCATGGACTCCACGCTGACGCTTGCGATTGAGCAGAAGCTTGCATGCAGGCTCAAAATCAGGGTACTTTGAGCACAGCTGCTTTCCTGGGATAGTGTTCTCCAGAATGTCTGTCACGATTGCCAACGATGAAGCCAGCTTTTGGCTACCTTTGTCACCTGGAGTGACGAGAGATGAAGCTTTGTTTACCTCAGCGCGTGGGATATCCATGCACCGAGCCAAGTCCTGCATTACCATCTTCTCCCCGAGGTTGCCGTACATCCCCATCGATGCAACGTTCGCTTCACCGTATTTTTCGATGAGATAATCTTTAATTTCCTGTCGACGGGAATCTTCAAAGTCGAGGTCAATGTCTGGCGGTTCCTCACGTCCTGGTGCGAGGAATCGTTCGAACATAAGGTCGTGAGCAACTGGGTCAGGGTCTGTAATTCTGAGCGCAGCGCAGACAAGGCTTCCACCAGCAGATCCACGACCTGGACCATAGAAGATACCACTTCTTCGAACGAATTCAAGCATGTCATCAATGAGGAGAAAATATCTGACAAATCCTTGTTCATGAATGTAGTTGAGCTCGTATTCGAGTCTCTCAAGGTATCTTGGGTCATCGCGTTTACCGTCCCATTTCGACATAGCCATACCAGCGTAGGTGAGCTCCCGCAACTTCTCGTATTCTTCATCGTCTGTGAGTCCTGCGTACGGCTGTGGAGTGAGTGATTTCCACTGGGGCATCTGGATGTCGACCATATCGCAGACCTGCAGCGTACCGTCAAGAGCTCGCTCAATATCCACCTGTGACAAATATGGATGGTTCGCTAGGAGGAGTCCACCCATCTCGTTGCGAGTCATAGGATGGAAACAATCATCGTCGAACTCCCACACCTTGCCTTTAGACCCTGTTCCCAGGTAATATTTATGATATGGTTGCCAGTCACGAAGATAGTGAGAATCTGGTGTAGCGACGAGCGGGAGTCCTAGTGTGTTCGCTACGTGAATCGCAGTCTCGTTTATGTATGTCTGCCTGCGGATTTTCGTCGGCATAATTTCCATGAAGAACCTGCCGTCAAAAATCTCAGCCATCTGCTCTCCGAGCTTAAGCGGATTCTTGGTCTTACCAAACATGGAATCCATGCAACCTGACAGGCAGATTACGTCCTCGCTGTATTCCTTCAACAAGCTAGGTTGAATACGAGGACGATTGTAGAAGCCATCAGTCCAGCCTTTGGTCGATAGCCTGAAGAGGTTCTGACAACCCTTCCAGCTTTTTGCGAGTAGCGTCACATGGCTTCTGCGCTCCCCCTTGACTCGCTTGCTAGCATCAGGTACAATGTAAGCTTCGATGCCGACTATACCCTTAATTCCAGCCTTAGAAGCAGCTTTAAGCAGAGCATATCCAGAGCCCATAGCACCGTGATCTGTGATGGCTATGCCAGGTTGACCGTGAGCCACAACCCAGTCAACGTAGTCGTCAACACGAGGCATACCATCGAGCAGAGAGAACTCACTGTGACAGTGGAGGTTCACGAAATCGCCCTTCACAGCAGATTCATCTCCTTCAGATTCCCTACGACGATCTTGCATATATCTCTTGTCGAGATATCGCTCAGATGATGAAGAGTCATGACGGGAACGCCAGCACGAGCAAAGCACTCAGACGCTGCAAGCATACGATGCTTCTGATAGACAAGATCGTCGTATCCCCATCCACGTTTAATCACATCTTGATCACGCTCTATGCAAGTGTCGATGTCTGTGTCCAACATTACGATGACAGGCTTGACGTGCTTGATCACCTGAGCAAGATACTCAAGATTTGCATCATTGCGCTGCTGATATGCCCAACATGACAATGTAGTCCTATCAAGAATTGCATTTGCTCCTGCAGCGTAGAGAGTCTCCATCGCCACTGCAGCCACCTTCCAAGAGTCTCTGTCAAAATTTGGAGTGCTTTTGCAGTTGTTATATATATATTCATAGGGTTCAAGCATATCTTTGTTCAGATCAAGAATGGGGAACCCTAACTCATCGCTGAGATGCTTCGCCAGAGTGGACTTACCAGCACCATCCACGCCTTCGATTGAGATAATCATGCTTTATCCTTCCAAGGTTCGTTCATACCGATAAAATGACATGTTGCATCGTACAATGTTCTGAATCTATGCACGAACGGAGCTCCAGACTTGTTGTATGGTCTGTCTATGATGTAGCACTGAATGGTGCGCTTACCTGCGAATTTCACAAGATTTCTAGGATCATCATCGAAGATGGCAAGCACGTCGTCTTTGTCGTAATGGTCACGGACGTAGTCGAACTTCTCCTTCGTGAACACCAGTTCGCTATATTTTAACTCATGTTGTTCAAGCCAATATTCTGTATCGCTGCGGATGTTATCATACTTGTCTGCAGGACGACTGGAGATGATTACAACGTCATACCACGTTGACAGCCTACGAAGAGCACCATGAGTACCAGGGATCATCGTCATATCGCGCTTGTGCCCTTCGACCCTCCATCTACGCTTCAACTCAGCATAATCTTCCTCATCCAAGCCTAGAATCTCATTAAGGTGAAGAGACGTCAGATCATTCGGAGATGGGCTCAGCTGACCGTTCGTAGCCCACCTGAGGAAATCTCCACCATAGTCTGCCATCACGTTGTCTAGATCTACAAAGACCTTCTTCCTGTTAGCGCACATTATTTGTATCCACCCCCATTTTCGAAAGACGGGAAAGCGTATCGTAGTATGCCATGTGAGCCATGTAGGTCGAGTCCCACTTGCCATAGCGACCAACCAGCAGAACGTTCCTATGGAAGTTGTAGAACTTAGCCTTGCCATCGACCTTGACGACTGTATGAGCACCTTCAACAGGCTTCATATACTCAGTCTGCTCAATGCCGTCAACCCTGCTGTACCGAGTCCAGGTCTCCTCTGGATTGACATTGTAAACGATGAGGTTGTCTGGGTGATTAGCCCAGCCTGGACTGTTCGGATATGGACTGCAGCTGGAGACGTACATCTCGCGACTGCGGCACTGAGACCTCGCGTGTGGATAGATCAGGTTAAGTGGTGCTGTGTTGATGACTAGATCATTGCCTTTGGAGAGTATTCTCATATCTCTAGGTTCAACGTTGTCCTCGACAATACGAAGACCTTGAAGCATGTTCCAAGCTTCCATCCAGTTGTAAGCTTTGACCGTTTTAACTGAGCGATGAATGGAGTTGTTCGTCTGAGAAGCTCCAGTCTTCTGGGCATACAGCTGAGCCATAGCGTTTTGGCTTACATTGTCCCAACGCATAAACCACTTCCCGTATCCGACGAATGCTGTCTCAATCTCAAACGAACTGATAGGCAGACCACATGCATCGTGAAGATATCGGACACCATAACCTGGATGAGGCTTCGTAGCGGAAATCACCTGAGGTACAATCCCGCAATCCATGCAAGCCTTAGCAGCGAGCAGACCTGCCATACCTGCTCCTATGATTGTTACATTCATAGATTTCTCATTTCTTCAAGCAGCTTAATGAACATTGGAGTCTTGTGCATCGTACCACGACCCAACCGAACGAGCCTGTGGCTTGAAAGATACCTGGTCACGTCTGCTGAGTCTTCACGGGTCATTCCACAGAAGTCCTCCACATCTTGTCGTTTAAACTCATCATACGTTGACAGGAACTGAAGAACAAGAGGTTCGTCCTCCAGCCACTTAACAACATCCTCCCTGCTCGTACCAAGAGGTTCATTTTCCTTAGCGCGAGCTTCGCTGAACTGACGATAACGGAACGAGGACTTCTTGTAACAGTCATCGACAAACTGAGCTGCAGCCAACACATGTTCCTTCTTGACGAGTAAGCGGTTGCCGTCATCTGTTGAGAATAGCCTTGCTGCCCATGCAGAAGCCATTCTAGCGAGTTTTACACGGAAGTCTGCGCTTTCTACCAGAGGTATCTCAGATGTGTAGTTCTCGCCCATTTTAACAGAGAGTTCATATATGAGTTCACGCGCCTGCTTGGAGAAGAGGATATCTTCAGGCTTACGAGACCATACCCACATGATTAGATCGTGACACAGTTCGCTCGTGTAGACGTGTTCTACCTCATCTGGAGTATTGCTGTTAATGACCTTCGAATCGACATCCTCACTGGCAGAAGACACGACCAAATCGAATCGTGAGATGTCCTCCGCTTTTCCAATTAGTTGAGGGATGAACTCGACAGGATACGTACGGCTTGATACGTTGTCTCCCCATCTAGGGTTTGAGATCCAGATGAGTCTGGTACGAGCAAGTGCACGTTCGGTCTGAATCTTTGTGATCTCAGCCACGCCACTGGAACGGATACCAGACATGTTCGCAATCTCGTCTTGAGTAAGACCAGAAGCCTCATCAATTACAACAAGTCGGCGGTCGTTCAGAGGGATCTTACCCCATGTGATCTGCCATCGCTTGTTTACCTGTTGAAGACCTCCGACAAGACCAGCATACGAGGACGCTTCACCTGTGACGAACTCTCCAAGACGATAGTGCCTCATGAGCTGTTGGACGGTTTCAGTCTTACCTGTACGGGTATCTCCGAACAGAAGAACTTCAAGCCAACCGCGCTTCAAAGGTTTTCCATCGAAGTCAAACCTAAGGAGTGAATGATATACCAAATCGACAGCGATGTGTACATCGTCTCTACCATAAATTGAGGTAACGTTCGTAGACAAATCACGGACGATTTCATCCATTTTCTGTCTGACCGTTTGACCCTTTGAAGGTTGGAACACAGTGAGCTTACTCTTCAGTTTATCGTTCATCTCGAAGGAACTGATGTCGTCCTCACTCCATTCCTTGTCATAGAAGAGATGTGTGGCATGCTGAGTCGCTGAATCTGGCACCGTGATGCCAGTGAAAACGTAGCTTTTACCTGCTTGAATACCGTGGTCAACAATGCTGACATGACGGGTGACGTAACTTTGGTTCTCGTCATTCCAGCTCAACTCTGGGATGAGCACCAAGTCTTCTACGTTGACGTTCTCAATGACGTCTATGTCGACAGTACAATCTCCCACAGCACCTGCGAATTCCTTCATTTTCGTCTTCTGAACAGAGTCGCTCAGACCTCGTAGTTTCATCAGATTTGGGGAGTCTTTTGGTATGTTGACTTCAAGCGTTCCACCAGCTATTCCTATAGGGCAGACCGTGCACTTCTTCTTATTGGCAGAAGCACATCGTACAACGTACCTGTCTGGTACGATGTACGGTTCAAGGTCTTTGCCTGCTACAACGGCAGCGGTACGTATGCGCTTACCTGCATACTTCGCCAGAGATGCCTCATGGAGAGGAACATCATATACCTCGTTGTCATCTTCATCCTGTAGAGTATTGCGAGGAACCGTCTTATCAATGAGATTCTGGAAGTCATCTCGAGTGGCTCCATACCCTACTACCCAGTCAGTAACGTCTCCGTTGGAGGGTTCTGAAATAGGTAGATTCAAAATACGCACAGTAGCAGCAATGTGTTCAAGGTTGTTCGCTACGTTGACCATGCCATTCTGTCCAGCTTTGTCAATATCGTAGCAGATATTTACTTCTCGACTATGGAACAGTTGATTCCATTCAGGCTTCCAGTTACCAGCGCCACTGGTGGACGTGACGGCATTGAACCCCAACTGGTGCATGAGAATGCAGTCCATCTCACCTTCGCACAGGAAAATAGGATCATCAGACCAAAAATGGGGATCGGGGAACAGCGTTACTCCACCACGACCGCGCTCCCAGCTGATGACCTTAGAAGAATCGCGCTTAGCCCAGTCGTACTGACGGATGTTGTAGCAACCTTCCTCATTGTACAGAGGAATCGTGATACGACCGTTATGGTATCCAAGCTTGAATTCACGAATGGTCTCATCAGTGAGACCACGTTTCTCGTGCAGAAAATCTAGCGCAGCTTTATTGCACCAAAGGTTGTCTACCAGACCGTCGATAACAATATCTGAGATAGGAGGAAGCTTCTTCTGAGGTCTTTTAGTGATTACTTTAGGCTTCTTAGACGATTCACCATCGATCAGCTCGATTTCTACGTCACCGACAAAACCTCGGTCGCTAAGCCACTTACAAGCTCCCTTGAAGTCAGTATCCTCGCTCAACTGGACAAACGTGTAAATATCACCCTTGAGACCACAGCCGAAGCACGTCCACAAACCTGTGTTCAGATTGATGGACATGGATTCGACTGTGTCGTTATGCCAAGGACACCTGACAGCAACCTCACCGCTGCTATCAGGTGTCAGCTGCTGCCCAAATGCGTATTCAAAGTAGTCCTTGATGGACATATTCTGGGCAGTCATTTCACGTCCTATTCGAAGTCAAAATCGTCGTCATCGTCATCTGCGACGTCAGTCACAGGGAGTGGCTCCTCTTTTGGAGCTGGAGCTGGAGCGGGAGCTGGAGTCTCGTCGAACGGTAACTCGTACTCGACTTCTTCCGCATTCTTAGGAGTCTTAGGAGCCTTCTTAGCGGACTTCTTTGGTGTAGGCTTAGAAGCTGGCTTCGGTGCATCAGGCACCTGAATTTTTGGCTTAGAAACGCCGTTAGTTGGAGCGAAGCTCTTGATGACGTTGCGCATCTGGTCATCGGTACCATCGCGGTCGTTGGCATACTCGTCAGGCTCAAGACCGACCATGATGATAAGCTCCTTGCCAAGCAGATCATTTGGGTTAAGCTGCAGATGACCCTTTGGAACATCAATGCCGCAAGCCTTGAGTACCTGGACAAGACGCCACTTCGCATTGTCGCTGAGGGAGGTATTGTCCCAAAGACGACGACCAGCAAAAGGCTCACCCTCACAAATCTGGAAGCACCACTTCAGGTAAGGTTTACCAGAGTTCTTACCTACCTCACGAGAAATCTCAAAGACGGTAGCGCGGTAACGACCAGAATCAATAGGACTAAAACCTGTGCCCTCGTCCTCGTTACCAGTGAAATCACCAAGATCAAGCAAATCAACAGCCATAGTTTACTCCTCACCGAAAATCATGTTATAAGTGTCAGGGAACGTTGGATTGTCAATGACGGTTCCCAGCATACCAGACCTATCCTTCGCATAGTACGAACCAACAGGTTGAACAAGCATTCGACGCACAGCTTCTGTGCCCTCGTCAGTCTGGACGTTGTCTACGTAAAGATATCCGACGATATCAACGTAGCCACAAACGTCAGCAGCCAACTTAGAGCTCATCTTAGGCATGGTCTTAACAGCTCCAGTGACCTCGTTCTTCTCGTCCATTGCGAGTGCAGTGAAAATAACGTTCATGTCGAGGTCACGTGCCATACGAGTGAATCGGCGCATGCGCTCTGTGTTGTATCCCCAGTCTCCTACTGTGAGACCATCTCCATAGGGACGCTTCACCTCAGGGTGGCTTTCGACGATGTAGTCCATGAGCTTCTTCTGGAGCTCAGTGATAGAGTCAATGACGAGCGTATCTGCTTTTCCGCTACCCTTTTCTTGAAGTGTACGAATGAAGTCCTCAATCTCGTCGAAGGTCTCGAACTTTTTCTTTACAACCTTCTTGGACTTGATACGCGACTGGACAGAAAGAGCTCCGCCTTCGACGTCGATGAAAATAGTCTTATCTCCAGAGCAGCTGAAGACTGTCTTGCCTACGCCAGGATCACCGTAGACTAGCATCTTAATAGTGTTCTTAGCCATTGTTAATCACCTTCTCAATCTTGTTATTCGGATCCTTATCTGACTCGGATTCCTGCTTGATATGGAATCCCTCAACGCCTGCTAGTTCCTCAAGGTCATCTGCTTCAAGACGACCCTCCATCTCAGCAATGCAGATAGGACGGTACTCGCAATCCCACGAGCAATCTCGAGTTGGATTGCAATAGAAGCCGTAGCGATCTGCATGCTTCATGGCCAAGTACAGGTTGTAAAGCTGACGACCGCACTCTTCAATCTCTCTGTCGTTGCGGTACACAGCTTCACGGTAGTGGTACGGAGCCTTGGTGCGAGCTGAGTATGGGTCACACTTACGAAGGATATTGTAGTACACTCCACAGACGTCGTATCCCATCTGACGCAGAGCCCAAATGTACTGGGTCACCTGGGTGTCTGTGATGAGGTGCTTCGTGTCGAGCGTTTTCGCAGTCTTATGCTCCATGATGTAGAGTCGACCTTCGCGCTCGACGATTGCGTCAACATATCCTATGAAGGAGCACCAGGAGAACTTGCCGTTCGGATTAGGAACCCTGACCTCGACCTTCAGCTCGCTGGCAACTGGGGTGAAATCATCGTTCGGAGCTACCTCTTCGAAGTAGTACTTAAGCATCTGGCGACCCATGAAGGAGTCCTTGTCGAACTGCTGGGAGTCACCACCAACCGACAGCACCTCTGTAGCTGCCTCAGCTACCTTGTTGTCATACATAGCCATTGCCATAGATGCTCGAACGTTGACGTCCTTGTCCTTGTTGTCGAGCGAGTAGAACTCTGCTAGTGATTCGTGCACCAGAGAGCCTAACATCAGTGCGGGAGCTTTGTCGTTTGCGGTGAGCTTATCAACGTAGCGATACTCGTACTTACGAGGACAACGCCTGAAGCAAGCAAGACGACTGTTGCTAACTGTAATCACTGATTTTACCTCCTTTTTCTTGAATTAAGTTGAGCTCTACAATTAGGTTATTAACCTTTCTTTTTTTTTATTAAGTTGAGCTCTACAATTAGGTTATTAACCTTACTTACTTCTATTTAATTGTAATCAATAAATACCTCCCTGTCTGCCGTCTATGTTAGATTATTATCCTCTATTTCTAGATGGATTTCATCGGGAATTTTAAGATTTATTTATTCGTACAGAGAACTGTGTTTTTGACGTTCGAGATGACCTCGTCAACGGTGAGTTCCTTGTCGTTGATGTATTCTTCGATGGTCTCGTCAACGGTGTCCGAAGTGACAAGCTTGTAAATGTCAGCTCCGTGAATATCGTTCATACGAGCATAGATACGGTCTTCAGCCTGAGCATTGTCGTCAGGAGTCCAAGCTCTGTCTGTGAAAATCATCTTGCTTGCTGCGGTAAGCGTCAATCCTGTTCCAGCTGCTCCGATGGTCGCAATGAACACCTTGACCTTAGGATTAGTCTGGAATTGCTTGACAGCTTGCTCTCGCTCAGCCTTCGTTGAGTCTCCCGTGTACGTCACGCAACCGTACTTCTCGAGAGCTCTGTGAACAGACGCTACAACCCTAGCCCAGTTGCTGAAAATAACCACTTTCTCGTCCTGTTCTACGCAGATCTCCTGTACCATAGCTTCAAGCGTCTGGATCTTCCCACTGGGGATGACAGTCGAGAACGCTGAATCGCTAAGGCAGTTCGCGTCTGTTGCAATCTGACGCAGTCTCATGAGCCTGCTCACCTCTGCAGGTGCTGTGACGAATACGCCACTCTCAACCTCAGCTATGTACTCGTTAAGCATCTGGGTGTAGATCTTCGATTGCTTCTCGCTCATACCACACTTAATGGTGTGGATGAACTTCGGTGGAAGATCTTTGATGACGTCAGATTTACGTCTTCGAATCATGTATTGGCTGAGCTCTCGGGACAGCAGATCTAGGTTCTGATATCCTGTAGCCTTCTTGCCAAAATACGTCTGCTCATACATGACGTACGTAGGTATCCATCTCCAAAACGAACTATACTTTCTGCAGTCGATGAAGTGAAGCAATGCCCATATGTCAGCAGGATTTTCTCTCATTGGTGTACCTGTGAGCAAGTACAACTGGCGACTGCGATAAGACAATTTATTCACGATGCCGTAGTTTGTAGCGTTGCCAGCTTTGGTGCGAGCCTTGTGAGACTTGCAGCGATGGGCTTCATCAACGATTAGAACGTCCCATTTCTTGTCACACAGAACCTTGGCATTGCGCTCAAGGCGCGCAGCTTCGTAATGGATAATAGTCCAACGAGACGTTCCAATCACTTGTTTTCCATCGTACACTTCGATATCCTGCCCTTGCCCCAGCAGGTCACGTATCTCAGCCTTCCAATTGTTCTGAAGCCCATTAAGGGTGATTACTAAGATGTGTCGGTTAGACTTCTGAGCTGCAGCTGCAATAGCTTGTATGGTCTTGCCGAGTCCCATGTCATCTGCGAGGATTCCCCTGCCGAGCTTGCGGAGACCTTTGGCTCCTTGCTTCTGGTAGGGAAGGAGCGTTTTAGGCATTAGTTGCCCCCTTCACCCAGACGGTATAAATATATGTATCACCTGCGAAGAGCTTGTTAATATTCTCAGACAACTCAATGGTGTTAGCCACGTTAGTGTGGACGGTATTCGATACTACAATAGCTTCAACTGAAGAACCGTGCTCAGCGTCGATTCCGCACCAGATGGTAACTCTGGTCCCGACAGGGTACTCGTTCGTTGCACACGTATTTGGCTCGGTTAAGCTGGAGTCGTAGAAGCCATTCATTCTTGTGAATCCCTCTGGAGCTTCTGACGCTGATGACCTGCTCTGCACAGTCTCGACGATGTGCTCTTTGTACTCATCAGACATCTGGTATGGGAAGCATTGATTCCAGAACCAAACGACCAGAATAACGACTATTACGATTGAGAGCACAGCTTTCACTTCACGTTTCATGTTCGTCTCCTTAGATAGAGATGACCCATCGACCAGGTCGATCGATGGGTCGGTGAGTATATTTATTGATTGAGCTTGAGCCTGAGGTCTGCTACCTTAGAGACATAGTTGTTGAACTCGACGACATACACTGCGTGGCAGAAAATACCATAATCTGCTGTAGTGCGGTAGACGCGCTTGATGTCGGAGACCTTAGCTTGCTTGTATCCACGATGAGAACGAACACGCTCGAGAACCTTCTCTGGAGAGATGACACTGATCTCGTCGTTGTCGCGCCTGTTCATGCGACGCTCTTTACGGATCGTACGAGCTGCCACGATGTCCTCGAAGCTGTCTGTGTAGAGGTTCCTCCTGTATCTATTAATATGATACCAAGTGTGAGACTCGACGACTTCACCATCGCTGTTCCAAATGGTGTTGCCCAGGAAGTCTGTGACAAAACCTCTTTCGACCTTGCGAACTTCAAGAATGAGGATATCATTATAATTCTTGTCTTCAGAGTCGTAGACACGAACACGATAAGTGATGTCCCCCTTGACGAGGTCTGCGTAGAACATGTCACCTTGGGAACCTGCCATGGTACCGAAGTTGAAAACGTAACCTTTCTCGATGAACTCGTTGACCTTAGCGGTAGCGATTGCGGAGATCTCGTTCATAGTCATAATGTTCTTCATTGTTGACTCCCTGTCGTAGTAGTTGAACTTCCTGACGGAGTTATTATGCGCCATAATTGTTCAACTTTTATCGGGAATTTGAAAAATTTTAAAAATATTTTTAGACGAGGTCTTCCCAACCATCAAAATCAATATCTCTCCTAATCATTTCCTGAAGAATCTTTGGGTTGATGTCTACGCCACCAGATCTTTTCTTGTGAGATACACCTGTGATACTAAGCGCACTAGAGATCTTAGAGATCTCACTTTTTATGTAGGATTCAAACCCGAAGTCGTCGACGAGACGATGCTCTCCCAGGAAAATCTCATACGATCCAGATGCAGACAGATCCTTCTTTATGAGATTGCTCCAGGTCGACATCGCTTCTGCTGGACGGTAGCTGCCAGCTTCCTGAATAAATTGAACAGCATATCTTCGGATTTCGTCATCTACTTTTACCCATGACGTAGCGAATGTCCTGATCATGGTATCGTATTCGCCGACATACTTCCAGACGCCGACTCCTCGTCCTTTGACCAGATGACCTTCACTCATCAATCTGTTCACTATCTGAAGTGCTGTCTGAGGTGGGATATTCATGAATTTCATGATTCCTGACATAGAGACCATGTCAGCACAAGCGGAAAGGTATCCCTCAAGTAGAGGGTATTCATTCTTCAGATCTTCGAAGGTATCTCCAGATAGATCATCAACGAGCGCATTCTTCCATCCAGTACGAGCGCACTCAAGCATGAACCTGTTGACAGACACCCCCTTCTTCTCAGCTGCTGTAGCAATCTTCTTCCAGACGCTTCCATTCGCTTGTACACTAACACTATACCTCTGACCGTCTTTCATCTCCGAGATTTCCATGTTGTTCCTTTCTGTCAGAATTATACGGCATTTATATTATCGCTCTATTTTTAGAGAATATTGTCGAGAATCACGTATTTTTTTCTGACGGAAGTTTTGCGACTCTCTCTCCCTCTCTAGGTCGACGTCAATCAATTTTCAAAAAGGTGAAAAATTTATTGAGACCCTATGACCGCCCACGTGATTTTTCATATGAAATCATACCTAAGAGAATGTTAGATCCAAGAAGGTAGAGAGGGAGAGAGAGTCGCGTTTCACTCGTGGAAAATACGTGATCTAGATAAAAAAATACAAAGAAAACTCCTCAGGCACGGCAAACACCTGAGGAGTACACAACCACGTGTGTGGGATGTGTTAGTGCAGTGAAGTCAAACGACCTGCTTCATCTGTGTCGACTTGCACTGTGCTGTCAGTCTGGACAGAGCCGTCTGCGTTGACTGCGTAGGCATGATCATTGTAGACGTGCACTCCAGCTGGGAGCAGGTTGCCATTCTCAGAAGCAAGGTACTTCTTGCCTTCCGCGTCAAAGATGCCTGTTGCCATGCGTCCATCATGAGCAAAGTAGTAGTCACAACTTCCAATATGCTGCATACCTGTCAGCATGGCGCACTCCTGTGGACCTTCCTTTGGGCAGAGGTAGAACCAATCAGAACCGTCAAAGAACCAGCCTGTGACTGCATATCCACGCGCATCGAAGTAATACCAGGAACCGTTGATAAACGCCCACTGACCATAGTAATAAGCACTAGGACTGGTTGCATACCACCAGCCAGTCGAGTTCTTGACCCAGTGAGGTTCAAAGTTGGACTCACCTTGTGCGAGCTGCTCCCATTCTGCGTAAGTCAGTTTTGCGACATCCAGGTCAACGGTACCGCCTGCGCTGGAATACTGCCAAATGGTCCAGTCAGACCATGCGCCAGTGTTATAGATCATGGCAGGAAGTTCCCAAGAGAATCTATTGTCCGGGTACCCTGCAATCCAAAGACGCGATACATCAGCACAAGACGCTACCTGTGAACGTCCAGCGGGGTAGGTGTACACAACAGGGTAAATGCCTGTTTTAGCATAGACGCGGTCAACAAATTGTCTTGCCCATACCGTTGAGCCCCACGCGTCATTGTCACCGTTCTCCCAGTCCAGGCATAGCAACGCCTTGCCAATGTAGGCGGACACACACGCAACGAACGCGTCAGCTTCTGCAACAGGTGAGCCACCTTCTGCATAGTGGTACACGCCAATGAGCTTGCCATCAGCAAGCGCACGCTGAAGTTGTGCGGTCATGTAGCGGTTCATTGGCTGAGTGCCCTGCGTTGCCTTGGCAATCACGAAGTCAGAACCACTGTATGCGGTTTCAACATTAGGGTGCGAGTATGTCGCACCCAATGCCTGATAACCTGATACGTCAATGCCCCTAAGCATTGTTTACCTCTTCCTTTGTTGGCTCTTCAGCTGGTTTTGTGTTAATTGGTTCAGCGTTTCCTGTCATATAACTTGCAGGACGCTCAGAAGGCTGTACGTATGTCATTGCACGTGCAGAATCGCTTAGTCCCTTAGTTGTTGGGTCAACAGTAACTCCGATAGCACCTAAGACCGCTACAATCACGGTGCCAATCAAGTAAGGATTGCTGATGAACTTCACAAATACATCAGCAAGACTGCCCCAAGTGGTAAGGTCTGAGTATGCCAGTCCCAAATATGCCAGGACAGGACTCATGACGATTCCGAACATTCCCAGCCACCAAGCTGGGTTGTGAAGTCTTACTTTCCAGTTAATCATTTCTAATCTCCTTAAATCAGAATTAGTGTGTATGCGCCTGTTCTAGGCGTTCCAGCCGTCCCGCCTGATTGCGGGTCACATCCTCAACCACAGCAAGACGGGTGTCGTGGACGCTAAGCGTGTCACGGATGTTGGTGATTGTTTCATCTGTTCGCGCCATGTACGCCGTAAAGGCTTTCTGAGTGTCGTCTAAGTCGCTCTTGAGCTGCTTCACGCCTTCCTCAATGCGTACAAGTCGCATCGCGTCTTCCTGGCTTGCACGGTTCATCGCCTTGGCTCCGTTGATGAGCGTCAGCACCATTCCAAGAAACGATACCGCTGCCACGATCTGCTCAAACGTTAGTGGGTTCATTCCTGCCACCTCCTACTCAAGAATCTTAGGAATAATAGGTACGACGCCAGAGCAATAACCGCTGTCATAGTTGTAGAAGTACACATGGCCATCGCCGCCGCCCGCTGCACCTACCCAAATTTTAGCGGTGTTGTTGCCTTTCTGTACTGCTAACGGATAATAATCAGAATAAGACGGAAGCAGTCTATCTGGGATTTGTGCCGTGGTTGTGTATGTTGGGTATCCACCGGTCAAGAAACAATCGAGATACATCACGCCGCCACGAACACAGTAGCGAACACGCACAGAAGAATTGTTGACTAAATCAGTCCACGGTACAAACATCATCATCTTGATGAGGTTGGTATAGTCAATAGATTCTTTTTTTGCGCGGTTGTCAGCAGAAAGCGTTAGAGCCGAATCGGTTAAGCCGACTTCAGCAAAATGCATCCCGTCAGAATTAGAAATCTTTGCAGCAATTGCTTGCGAGTCGCTCAACAAATAACCCGTTGGCTTCAAAAGAATATTATCTGTCATTAAAGCTGTAGCCCTGCCACCTCTGTTGTCCTGATAACCTGCCACGATATTAAGGGTGTTATCGCCTAGGCTGATTATGTTACTCTCAAAACTCGCGACAGGATTTTCACCGTTAAAGATACTAATTCTGTCACTTTTTACAGTGACATGACCAGCTTTTTTATTTCCTACGTGTGCGCCATCTGCATCGTGAGTGAACACGTTCGTCAAATTTTCGACTGTGCTCTTAACCTCATTAGCTGTGCTGTTTGCGTCTGTTGCCATGGTCTTTGCTCCCTTCGCATCTGTTGCTGCTTGCTCAGTCTTAATCTCTACAGCGTCAATCTTCTTCTCGAGGATTTTCTTGAGATCTTCAACCCCCTGAGAATTGCTCCCGTGTTGGACAGTGACGTTCTGGTGTGTGCTCTCAGTAGAGACGTTGTGTGCTGGTGTACCGTCTTCCTTGCAAGTGTCGTCCTCTGCAGTCGCCCAGATCTCGACGCTTTGCGCAGTTGGTAGTGGTGGAGTCGAGACAATACCAGGCTCCGTGAGGGTACCCATCACAGATGACTGACCGTCAACGCCCATGTAAATGGTGACGTTGTAGAAGTCTGAGGGTATCTTGTCTTCCAGGGTTCCATCCCACACCACGTACACAACATCTGAGGAAGATGTCGCGAAAATACCCTTAGGCTTTGGTGGCGCAACGGTGTCTCCAACGTTCTTAGCTACGGAATAGCCATCCTTGTTCAGGACTCCATAGATGTCTTTTGTACCATTTGAACGATGAACTGATATGGTGCCTGTCGGAGAAGTGTTCAGACCATTGATTTTCTTCTGAGCTTGAACAACAGAACGAGCCATATTCTCGTATGTGGGACTCATGCCAGGTAGAATGTTTTTGTTCATTTTCACTCCTTAGTAAGACGTGGATTTCATAACGCTGAAGGTCAGAGAGACTTTGTCTGTACTGTCGCCTTCCATACGAAGAATCCTCACCGTGTATACTCCGTCTGGAAGGCTTGGATGATCTCTAACATCTATATCTATGAGGTCTCCTGGCCAGATCATACCTATGAATTGATCATCGAAGTCATTGATATGTACAGAGCCCCTCATCTGGCACAGAGGATATCTGGACGTGGCAAGAGTTCCCTCGGCGTGCTTCTTCAGGAGATCTTGGTTGTCCCAGCTGGTGTCCGAGATCACAGTCTCTACAATAGGCCACGGATCTCTCGTCTGACAGAGAGACAGATCTTGTGCGAGGTGACAAAGAGTCGAATCGTCCTGACCCGCTCCAGTACCGTAGACCCTCATGGTTGGTCCGATGTTCGAGATCTTCAGTCCTTCAATCGTTCCTCTACCATTTGAAAACCACGTGATCGTTCTTTTTGTGCTACCATTGACCAGTTCATGCTCACCGTCTGTACCTGCTTCGAACCTCAGCCTGACATTGTTTTCCCTCTTGTAGGGAACAAATCTCATCTCGACTCCGTCTTGCACGTTAGAGATCTCGTTGAGAAGCTTGTCTGCAGCGTTGTTAGATACGTTATAGCCGTAGTAAGTCCTCTGGTGTCCTCCTGGCTCTCCGTCATATTGAGTATCTATTGGAAGCTCTCCAGAAGGCTTCCCTCGCGTACATTTATTGATGATATCTGCAGCGATTCCCCTCAGCGACATGTTTTTGTAGTAGATCGTGTCGTTTGTGGTACTTCCATATGATTTACCGAACACATCTTCACTTACGAGATACCTACTAGACAACAGATCCTGAACGGAGAGCAGACTGAAATCCGTGCAGTCTTCTGAGTCGACTCTGTATCCTATTGTTCCGAAGACGACTGGTGTATCACCCCACATCAAGACGATGGATCTTTTCATAGGGTACAAGATGTTGTTTCGCCCTTCAGGGGTATCTGCTGGAACAGAAGCCCAGGGTAGGCTTATCTGAGACAATCCGTTCTCACCGACGTTTCTCCTCGTGTTTGTTGACAACGAAGAATTTGTTACACTCATGTGCCAAGAGAAATTCTGGATGTCTATGGGGGTGAGCATCAGTCCCGACATCGTGTCACAGATATATGTGTTCCACATTATTCTGCCACTCCAGAGTCGACAACGAGCAACCTTTGTCCTGGCCATGACCCAGCTTTATAATCCAACCAGATGTCTGAAGCTGGAGCCACACTAGATCCCCATAGCCTAGCCGAAATGGTATGGAATCCTGCAGAGACCTTGACGTAATCCTCAAAGCAACTGGTGGTAGGAGTATCAGGGTAATTCGTGAAGCGGAATGCTCTCTGGACAACACCATCGAGCGTCCAATCAACATATCCAGATCCTATCCAGTTGTGGGTGCTGGGATGCCATGCCCATGTAGTCTCGGTCAGTTTTACAGACAGCAGCCTGTCTGTAGGTACGTAGATCTGTCCACTGGCGTAGGTGTACGCTGGACCTGTGACTACACCCTTGTACGAGGTATCTGTCTTGTCGAGGAGAACTCCGAGGGAAGCTCCCGCAGGTACAGCGTATTTTCGTTCAGATGTCATGACAGCATTCTGAGTGCTGGTCGCTCCAGCTGGAAGCATCATGTACGCGATTACCGTCGCGTCTGATGGGACGCTTGGTGGCACAGGAGATGATGATGGGGTACCCTGAGACACACCAAGCGTGACCAGGTTGTCAGTATCTCCGTTCTGGATGTCGTGGGAGGTCAGCCAGATAGCGTCTATGCGAGATTGACCAGACGTGTTCGACTGGACAACAGGGGTATTTCCACCTGGGTAATATGCTAACGTGTAACCGTCAACTTTGCCCTTGCTGCAGACAGCTACGCCACCCTCTACGGTATAATAGAGGGATGAGGTTCCTTTGACATCGAGACCGTCAAGGATGCCGACATTGGCAAAAAGACTGCTGATAATTTTTCTCATTTCCAAAGCTGAGGTTCCAACTCCAGAACTGTTCTGAGGTACTCCGAATGCTACAGACATTTTAACTCCTTAGATATATGTATCGTGAACCACGACTTCGCATGTTCCTACGCCATGTGCTAGAAAAGATAGAGACAAATCTCCTCCTGGCTGAACAGAAGGGAAACTCCTCTCCGACAGATTTCTTGTCACGTCAACCCCACTTGAGGATGCCGTCCTAGTACTACAATACATTATAACGGGTGAACCCCAGTTTACAGGCTCAGAATACGATAGTTTTTCTCCTGTCTGTTGATTTGTGATCGAGAATCCCGTTGGAAAATCTCCTGAGACCGTAATGACAGGGTACGAGACTATGGTTCCATGGTTATACGTCGAACAAGTGTTGTTCACAACGCTCTGCTTACCCCACTGAAGAGGATAGACGAGGACTGAGTTCTTGAATTGCAACCCTCCCGCTGGATCTGGTGAAGGCTCCATATAACCTCTGGAGACAGACTTAGACAAACGCACAGGATCTTGACAGACCACAGTGACGGAGACCTTGGCATAGTTCATGTCCCATGCTTTGTCAACGTCGAATTTCACGTAACCGTCACAGTACGTGCAATCCTCTGCATCGTACACGTAGATCCTGATGATCTTCTTGGAGAAATAGAGAAGCCTTTTGATGCCGTCTACTACAGAGGTTCTGTCTTCTCCAAGGACGTACGTCGAAAAGGTAACCGTCCTTGAATTGTACAAGACTCCTGATTCGATTACTTTGTGGGCACCGTCTCCTGTCGTTCGCTCAGAGGCACTTACCTTTGCAGTCGGATTTGAGAACCATCCTTCGATTCCTTCATCTGTGATGTAGAAATCTGACTGCACAGAAGAATCACCCTGTATGATGAGGGTCTCGTTTTTATGCTCCAGGACTATTTGTCTCGCTCTATTGGACATATTGGCTCCAATTCAGTTCGTGCATAATGTTCCTGTTGAAGACGGTAGCTGCAGAATCGAAGTCCTCGTCTGAGCGGACGATTATGTTCTTTACGTTTACGACTGGAGCTCCATTCCCTGTAGGACTGGAATTTATGGCAGACGTATTCGAAGGCAAGACTCCTCTGAAGTCCGCAACTGCTAACTCTGGTGTGACGGGAATCTTGTAATCTGTGCCAAGGGAGCTTGCGATCTCTCCTCCGATGTCGCTGACTCGGTCGAATACGTCCGTAACGCCATTGTTAATACCCGTAAGGAGCGAGTCCATGATAGCCTGTCCGTTTGGTATAAGAAGCTTAAGGTCGTACGGAATTGGTCCCTTAAGGCTTGCAATCTTGCTTGCGATACCTCCGACAAAATCGAAGACTCCCTGAACACCCTGCTTGATGCCATTGAGAAGACCACTCATGATGGATTTACCAGCATTAAGGAGAAGACTTCCAAGGTCTCCAAGCGCACCGGTGATACGACCAGGAAGACCACTCACAAAGTCGACGACGGAATCGATTCCTGAGCTGACACCACTCTTGATTCCATCCCATGCGCTGCTCAAGGTTGAGCTAATGGCGTTCCAAGCTCCATCCCAGATGCCTTGAATGGCACTAAGAACAGAGGAAAGAATACCTTGAACTGCTTGAATAGCACCAGAAATGACACCCTGAATACCATCCCATACTGAGCTTGCAATCAGCTGGAGACCTTCCATCACGCCACTCCAGTCGCCCTGAATCGCACTAAGAACGACTTGAATGATACCCTGAATGACTCCCATCACTGTAGAAATCACAGCCTGGATGACGTTCATAACACCTTCGATGGTGCTCTGAATTGATGGCCACACTGTGCTCACTATACCCATGATAAACGTCATTGCACCAACAATGATAGGCTGAATAGCAGCCATCACCTGGGTGAGCAAGTTGTAGATGCTCGTAATCGTAGGCATGACGACATTCATGATATTCGTCACGTGCTGAATGATCATGGTGCCAATTTGGATCACGATAGGAATGAGAGTGTTAGCTACAGGAGTGAACACTGCAATGAGCATTGATCCTAACTGAGAGAAGTACCCTATCATAGCAGTTATCATAGGTAAAACATTTGCAGATACTGCATCGCCCAGTCCTTGAAGAGCAGATAGAAACGGAGCCATACTCGACTGAATGGTGGATCCGACTTCAGACACAGACGACTGAACCGTATCGAAGAGCGAAGCAACAGACGACGCTATAGGGTCAATCTGATCAAGCGTCAATCCTGCAGCCTGACCTATAGTGTCTATGGCTATTCGTACAGCGTCTCCCGCAGTAGGGATTTCGCCTGCTTCAGTCTCGAACTCTTCGAGACCTGAGACAATCTGGCCAAATACGTTACCAATGCCGCCGATTGCGTTCGGGATAGTAGAAATGGCGTCGGTCAAACCGTTGATAGCTCCAGTCGCTGCAGGCTTAATGAGATCAAGACCCTGAGCCATCAAGTTGACGCATGCTGCTTCAAGGTTTCCGAATGCGCCTTCCCATGTAGTGGTCGCAGTAGCAGCTTCTTGAGCTGCATCGGTAAGACCAAGGCTAAGAATTGCTTGGTTGAACTCGTCTGCGGTGATTTCTCCTGCAGCCATTGCATCTCTGAAGTTACCTGTGTAGGCTCCTGCTTCAAGCAAGGCTTGTTGGAGCTTGCCAGACGCACCTGGGATAGCGTTCGCTAACTGATTCCAGTTCTCTGTGGTGAGCTTACCTACACCAGCCGTTTGGGTAAGTACCATACCGACAGATCTGTAGGTGTCAGCTGTACCACCAGCGACAGCGTTCAGGTTGCCTGCAGCTTCAGCTAGCTTCTCATAGTTCGGTACGCCGTTCGTAGCCAACTGTGCTGTGATGTTTCGGATGTCTGACAGACCGTACACAGTTTTATCAGCATATTCCTGTGTAGATGCTGTGAGCTCTTCGATCTTAGACGTGTCGAGACCTGCGAAGTTCAGCGTTGACGCGAACTTCTGAGTAGAGTCTGATGCTTCAATGGCTTCAGAGGACAGTTCACTCAGTTTGCTGATAGCCGTCTGAGCCAGGTCTGCGATAATATTACCAAAAGCTGAGCCTTGAATCAGACTGGAGAGAGATGAGAACTTACCTCCAGCTCCATCAGCCGAATCTCCAAGATCTCCTAGGTCAGATTTAGCTTTGGAAGTGGCAGAGCTCAGACCTGACGCGTCTCCTGAGATCTTTACCATTAGAGTATCTAGAAGCATCTCTGCCACATCCCTTCATCATCTAGAAATCTTTTCATTCTCACCGTATGCCTCATAGAATTTCTTCTTATCTGGCTTCGGATCCGAGTCTGGATTGTAGAACAAAACTGCTTGATTGTAGAAAAACGCCACCTGCGGAAGGGTCAAGCAGTCAAGCAGGTAGTCTAGCGTCCAGTGATATACCAGACATACCTGCGCAAATATCCTTCCCAGGTCTACTTCTTCCTCGCCTTTGCACGACGCTGAGCTCTGCTCGGAGTAAAATTTGCAGGTGTTTCACCGTCAGCGACTTCGTTGTTCTCGCCACGAATGCACTCAGCAACAAAGTCAAGGATAGCTGCGAACTGGGCATTGGTGACGTTGTCCATTACCCAGTTGAACTCTGCAGGATTACCATCCTGGTCTTCACCAAGAACGTCGAGCAGAGCTTGCATTTCCTTCTCGTACGCTTCATACTTCTTCGAAGGATCACTTTTGATCTCGTCAGAAGTAGCCCATGCGCCTACGCGGATGAGCTCAGTAGTCTTGCGTGCAGGCACCTGGGAGATATCGAATCGACGTCCTGCGATCTCGAGGATCTGCTCCTCAGGGACGATCTTGTCAAGGTTGAGGTACTTAGCCATAGCCGTTAGCCTTTCTCTTAAAACAGAAAATAGTCTGAAAACATTAATGAAGAGGATTACATCTGGTGATCTTCGATGACGAACAACTGGTCGCCAGCAGTACGAGAAGTATCCTCTGTACCAACGAGAGCAATAGGAACAACGTTCGTCTCGTCTGCATCGTCAGCCTTAAACTCAATCTCGATACCTGTATCAGCAGTAGCCTTGTACACCGTGATGGAGAACGCTCGACCTTTGCTGTCGAAGTTTGTGATGCGTGCAACGTTAGCATCAAGCTTCTTAAGACCACCAAAGCTGAGCTTCTTGTATGCTGCAGGAGTATACTTGTAGGACACCTGGATAGCTGAGCCGTCTGTGAGGACAGTTGAGCTGCTCTTGCGAGCAATGCAAGTGTAACCGTCCGCGTCAAGAGCGACGACGAAATCTGTGTCCTTAACAGCAGCAGGACCATTCTTCTTCTTCACAGAGTCAATAGTGACCTCAGTGCCATTGCCCATAGGTTTGTTGAGTCTGATGAACGTAGTCCCCTTGAGGACGTGCTCCTCGTTAGTGACAGTCTGCTGGGTACCATCAATCCTCTCGAGCTTACTGACGCCACCCATGTAGACAGCGAGCGTATCGAGGTTGATCTCCATGAAGTTTGCTTCAATCTTAGCGGTCTGCTTACCAGCTCGTTCAAGAATAACACCAGCGTTATCGCTGTTAATAGTGACCTTATCACCAAGGTCATGAGTAAAGTGGACGCCAGTGAGTGCACCAACGTCGACAAGGCTGTCGAGAGACTTGCCAATCTCCAGTCGACCAGAGCCAAAACGGATAGTCTCGGGATGCTGAACGGTAGTCTGAGCCATAGTTACACCTTCCTTTTCTAGTAGAATGTGACCCTGAAGGTCATCGGGGAGTACGGAGTTTTCGTTTCCGTATCCCATTCATAGGACGAATTTACGTATTCAACATAGCGAATACGATCATTTTTATACCTGTTAAGCAGCTCTTTCAGTGCTCCGCAGGTGCTTTGAAGCTCCGCTTGAGTGTTCGTTACGACAGTGAACTGCCAGCTGGAACGAGAAATTGGAGCCTCATCTGACTCCAAGTCACTGATCAGAGAATAGTGTATGGCAGGCAAATCGGATGAATTAGGCTTGTATGACGTGGTGTCTGGCAGCTCGCCTGGGTATACACGTAACCCTACCTTAGAAGCCATCTTAGCGTCGCTAATGATGATCCCTCGCAGTAGTTCTCCAACGTCGAACTGTGTAGCTGTTGCCATGTCAGCCATTTATGCTCCTTTACTCGCGAGCATTTGTTGTATTGCCTTCGCAACTTGGTTCTGAATACGAGTCGTGCTCTCGGTGAGTGCAGGCTGGAGGTAAGGACGTCCCTTCATCCTCGCAGTTCCCTGTTCTACGTACTTAGCGTAGCTCACGTCAGTACCAACGAGCACTCCATCAGATTCAACTTCAGCATGGATGGAACGGGAAAGTGTACCTGTCTTCTTCGGTACTCGACGCTTAGCTGAGTTGACAACTGTCTGGGATCCAGCCAAGAGAGCCTTCAGTTCAGTCGGCAATGATTGCTCATCAATGTACTCAAACTTGGAGAGTACCTGCTGAGTCTTCTTGCTGTCGAGATACACGGAAACGCCGCCAGAGCTCTTTGCCATTAGTGCCACCTACTCACAGGGATCTCGCTCACGTCTGCAGACTGGTTAGGAGTACGTTCCTCAACGAGGTAAGGCTCACCATTCATGTGATCGATTATAGCCTTCCATCCGACCTCAATCTCGGGATGGGCACCTGCGATGAGGATGCGAATGCCTGACTCTTCTGCGCCATAGCTGGACTGAGTGTTACTAGTCCTCGCCAGTCTCACGTTTCCTACTGCACATGGCAAATCAGACAGATCGCCGACTTGTTCGTAGTCGTCAATCTGCTGACCAGTTGAGTCCTGCTTCTTCGTAGGCTTGTAAAACGTGACCGTATGGTCGAAGTAGCCCTGAAGAAGCTCTTGCCATCCGTATCCTAGGAGCTTCATGCCAATGCCTCCCACCACGGTCTCCAGTGGGTAGGAAGCTCAGGTTGAATCACATTGGCAACACCACAAACAATGATGTTTGCGGCATCTGCATCAGCCTTAGCACGGAGAGCAGTTGCGGAAGCTCGAATGGCTTCCGCAGTCGCCTGTCCGTTTGTCGTAACATCAAGAATAGTCAGCACCTTGAGTGTGTACGCTGTATTGGATGCAATGGCGTCAAGAGCGTCAGCAGCAGCATAGTAAACGTTGCCTTTGCTCAGCTCAAGGAACGATTCCATCTCATCATCTGTGAAGATGTATTCTCCCGCAGCCTTGTCGCCTGTGAGAAGCCTTACCAACCTGACAGATTCAGCGTACTGACCCATAGAGATTCCTCACTACTTCGTAGATTTGAGAGCGCACTTAGGATCGATGACGGTACCACCCATGACGTGACGAACCTTGTATCCGATAGCATCGTGGTCGAAGTCACCTGTCATAGTGCCAACAGAGCCACCAGAGACGCTCACAGCGTTTGGAGTCTTCATGAACAGCTCAGGTGAACGGTGACCGCGCAGGAATGCGAACTCGACTGCACCACGAGCGTCGTTAGGATCAGCGAGCAGGTAGTATGCGTCAGAGCCGTGTGCCTTGTCAAGTACAGGCAGATAGTGGTTAACGATCAGCTTGAGCTTGCCACTCAGCCAGTTGTTTGTACGCATCTGGAAGGACTCCTGACCGCCATCCCAAGCAAGGAACTCAGAAGCGTTGAGGATGTTGTTAGCAGTGACCTCAAGCGCAGGAGGAACCATGAGAATTGCAGGACCAACCATGATAGGCTCACCGTCGGCGTCGACCTTGCTGGAGAATTTCTCGATGGCCTTCTGGAGGTTCTGAACAGTCAGAGGGTTGGAGGAGAGAACGTTGTCGTTCGCAGCAGAGAAGAACGTATCATTCATGAGAAGGTTGGTGCACTCCTTCTCCTCAGTACGACGAGCAGCCTTACCAAAGCGAGTTGGCTGGTCGGTGAGGAGACTGAGGTTATCATCGATGATCGACTCCCAGGAAAGATCAAAGCGAGCACCAAACTTCTTTACGGAGAAGGACAACTGGCTCTCGGAGCGACGGACAGCCTGATACTCGCCAAGCTCGTCAACAGGCTTCAGCTGACCCTCGCCACCGTCCATAGCATAACGCTTAGCAGGACGGAAGTCGGATACCTCGGAGACCTTAGCCCACTGGGTGTATGTCTGAGGAGCCTCAGCGTATGAAGCGAGGATCTGTCGGTCGAGAATGTCGCCGAAATAGATAGGGAAATCGCTGGTGGACATAGCTTCCTGGAAGCGATACATGTCCAGCTTAGAACCGCGCTGAATCAGGTTAGCGCACAGGTTCGCTGCCTCAGCAAGACCCTTCTTGTACTCAGGGTTGTTACGAGGGGTAATACGCATGCCCTCGCCACCGAAGAGCTTCTCTGCGGAAGCAGCTTCGGAATTGATGCTCTCTACGAGCTCAAGAAATTCAGCCATTATTCATACCTTCCTTTAAGCAGTAGCAACGTGAGCAAGACCAAGGTTAAGCAAGACTGGAGCCTTGCCAGAGCCTGTAATGGTCACTGCCTTGGTAGCAAAGCCGACAGCGATTGGCTTGGTACCACCGGTTGGCTTGACAGAAACAACACCACCGACAGTAGTGGTTGCGGTAACGGTCAGCTCCCATACACCTGTAGTCGCAAGGGTAGTGTAGTAGTTGGTACCGTTATCGGTCTTAGCATCAGTCAATGCGACACCGACAATCTCACCGACCTGGACGAGTTCGCCACTCTTGACAGCTTTGTCGACTGGGAGTGTCAGGTTCTCGCCGACCTGAACAAAGTTCTTAGCCATATGTTTACTCCTTAACGGCCATTAGCGGCAATCTTAGCCGCGTTCTCAGTAAGACCCATAGCCTTGAAGGCATCGGTCATATCGACGGCTTCTTCGAGCTTACCGCCATCCTCGTGACCATTCGAACCCATACCAGAGATGTTAATGCCACCAGATAGCTTGCTGATATAGTCAGCTTCAGCTTTGATAGCTTCCTGGACAGACTCCTTAACCTTCTCTTTATCGAGTGCCTTCTTGGCACTCTTCTCGTCTCCCTCATCCTTAGTCGCCATGAACTTACCAGACTCCTGCTGGATACGCTCCTTGGTAACATCAGGGAGGTCGCTCTCTTTCAGCTCAGCTGCAACAATGGCACTGCACTCAGCAAGCATGTGCGCCTCAGACAGGCGTGATACCTCCTGGGAGAGTGTCTCAATGGTGCTCTGAGCTTCGGTGAGCTGACTGTTGAGACCGTTGATAGTCTCGTCTCGCTCGCCGATGGTCTTGATTGCTTCTTCAAGCTCCATGTTGTTCTCCTTTCCTTTCTCTTCTAAAATCTCGATGGGACGCGCTGCCTCAGCGAATTGTGCAAGAACCTTACCACCAGCTCCAGCACGAGTGACGAAGTCTACAGACTGGACGAGGTTGATCTCATCTACCAGCAGACCACCACGACCTTCAGCTTCACCTTCGTGAACCTTGCCACCAGCGCGAATAGACACTCCAATATACGGTGCAATCTCGTCAAGAGTCTCACGGAATGCGTCGAACACGATAGCATCTCCGTAGATACCAGCACCAGATGCATTGGATTCCTCGTAACGAACGTTCGTAAGTACTCCAGCAAGATCTCTGAGATCTCGCTCAGGACGCTCATAGTTGTCTGAGGATTTTGGATGGTTCCAGAACATCTGTGCGCCTTCGAAAAGGCTGGCAGAAGCGGCTAGAACATCATTTGAATAGTAACCCGAAGATCCCCATCCAGGCTGAATGACCTTGACAGGGTACTTACCTGAGGTGTTGGTCGCTTCAGTAAGCAACGATCCCAAGAATGTGATGTTATCCATGTTCACCTCCAACCGAGTCACACACTCTTATATGGAATGTGTCGCACGGAGAGGGGTCTTGAACAGCCATGCGACGCATTCTTGGAGTATTATCCTTCTTTCTAGAAAGGAATCCTCACGAGTTCCATCTGGAACAGTGAGGATTACATGCATTAAGGCTCAAATGTGATGTTATTATCACCAGGATAGGGTGCTGTATGGTCGATTTTAGCGTCCCAGAATTTGTCTGGAATACCGTCTGGGAAAGCCTTACAATATGCTTTACCGCTGGCTAAAATACCTCCGAAGTGCTTACATAACAGGCAAATCGGCTGTTTTGTCGGAGTTGATTTGCTGATTTTTACTCCCATTGAGGGAGAATCCTCATAATGCCACGTATCATTCATGTTTTCTCCTTAAGGAATTAGTTCCAGCCAGTAGTCTCTGCCACCCCACTCATTCTCTTCTATATGATGTACCTTGAACTTCGAATCTGGAGCTAGGAGATATTCCCATTCGTTTTCGTGATAAGATTTTCCGTCCACGTATATTCCACATCCTTTATTGGGAGGGACATAGATATGTGCTGTATTGTCTTTGCGAAAACCTGAGCTCTTGACGGAGGTTGAGAGGAACTCGGGAAGTTGTCTGGTCTCTCCTTCTCTCCACGAGTCCCAGAAATCACCGTCGAATCCTCGGTTCACCACTATAGGATGAGTCGTCACACCATACGTTCGAATAGCTTTTTCTGCTCTTTCGACATGAGTCTTGACTTTTTCATCTGAGAACAGACTATTCACCTTACGACCTTTTCTGAGATAATCATTCATCTGTGCATAATAGGATCCTGTATACTCCTGAATAGAGCCTATCATCCTCTTTGGCATCGAAGAGAAAGAAGCATCTTTACCCCTGATCAGATTAACAGCTTCAGAGACCTTTTTTCCTCCGTAACAGACGAACGTCTCTGAGTCTTCATTTTCGAATGCGTCCCTTACCTTTTGATAATATTCTTCTCTTACAGAATCCTTGATCTTATTGTCTATGCCTTCCAGATCCCAGTCCTCCCAGCTTGGAATGCCAGATTCATCGGCACGTTCAGCAGCAGCCTTACCTGCCTTGGTCTTTTCGTCAGGCTCGACTTGCTGGAGCTGTGAGGAGACTGTCTTCTCTGGAGACTTCATAACATCTTTTACAGCACCATCAGTATACTGCTTACCGTACAGGGCACTGATTGGCTTGCCGAGAAGATCTTCGTCCAGGATCTCTTGCATGAAGTCACATCTACATCCAGGAAAGCGTGGTGGGTGCATATGACCACTGGGGAACTCTTTGTCGATTGGTATCCAGCCAGCCTGCTCGTTCTCCTTGCAACCGTCAGACACGCGATCGTCCTCAAGAGTCTGCCAGGCTTTCATCATTTTAACGCCATTGCTTTGCAGGTAGTCACCAACCTGAGCGTTGCCCTCGCAGTAGGCATTAGCAAGCTCGGTAACAGCCACGAGGACAGCACGATTAGGTATGTGCTTCTGTGGAGATGGTACTGCGAACTCTTCGAATTTAGACTTGATTGCCTTGGCTATGTCATTGTAAGAGGAACCAGACTTCACGCCATCACTCACAATACGTGCAATCTCCTTGCGAGTGACGTCGTTGATCTGGGTGACCGCCTCAGCTGCATGCTTCTTAGCATATGCTCTTGCTCGTAGATTAGGGAGAGATACCCAACCAGTCTTGTCAGCCTTGACATTGAGGACTTTGGGATCCTCCTGGAGTAAGGGATCCTCGGATACACTGGCGGACTCAGATGGAGTTGACGACTTCGACAGGGATGAAAGAAACCGTCCAGTGCATCCGAGGTCGCGGGATTGCTCAACCGCTCCAGCAAGCCACACACGATAGAGGTAATCCTCTACGACTCGTTGGAGTTCAGGTGTGTGACGCTGGACCTCTATTCTTATTATCGCGCTATATTTGTTCTTTAGGTCACGGGAATCACGAGGTTTTTCAGATTCGATGATATCTTCTCCGACTGGAAGACGATCTTCGATACCCTTCCACGTAGCCCAGAACACAGTAGCAACGTCCAAAGCCATAGGAGAAGCCCACGCTTGGATGAGTGCATTGTGCTTCTTGATGGCTAGGGCGTTGCGATATTTCGCTATTGTTCCGTATGGCTCAGCCATTAGATTCCTCGTTCCCTAAGCTCAGAGACCATCTTGTCGAGCATGTCGATGTAGGACTCTTCCGTTTCACCTGCAGCTCTTTCCTCAGGAGTCTTGACATCCTTCTTAGCCTTGGCATCCTCTTCTGCATCATCAATAGCGTTGGCTGCCTTGGCTGCTTGAGCTGCTTGCTGGTCTGCAGCTGACTGCTGTCCCATAGCAATCTCCAGAGCCTTTTGTTGCTTCTCGTCTTCGACTTCATCCCAGCTCTTAGGATCATCAGGGAACAGCTTATCTACGATATCCGTATCCTCACCAAGCGCAGTGAGCATCTGGGTAGTAGCAGTCTTGAGATCAATGGTGTTGGCAGGAGTCTGACCAGAGAGCGTCACGCTCTTCACGATAGCATCAATACGTTCGTTGACATCCTCCTGGAGGATTGGAGGGAACTTCACGTCGACCGAACGGTCGACGTCACCCATGTCGACATAGGACTCGCCGTAATCATTGAACGACATGACTCCCCTGAGCTTGCCACCAGGCTTCAGAGCCGACTGGTTGATGACATACCCAAGGATAGTGTTGAATACGTCAGTCCAGAGCTCCTGACGCTCCTGGAACATGAGGAGCATCGGCTGTTCCATAGCCTTAGCTGTGGCAAGGTTGCCTGTACTTGGATCTCCAAAGTAGTGTTCGTAGATACCCGTAGCAGCGCATACCATAAGCAGAGCACGACGACCATCGTCTACTGCCACAGTAGCTCCGCTCTTTGGCATAGGAGCCAGGTCAAAGTTATCTGAGGACATCCATACCTGAGCTGCCTGTCCTGGGAGATCACTGTTCATGGGGTTAGAACCACCGTTAATGGCTCCTTCCAACACTTGCTTAGCTTGTCCCATACCCGTGGCACCAGACTTGCTTGTGGCCTTCCAAGCAAACTTAGACAGGCTCTTAACGATGGTGTACCAGTCCTCAAGGAAGTCCTTGTATGCCTTAGCCCAGTCGATGGCTGCGTAGATTTCGCTCACTCCGTATTCCATGTCAGACAGACAGTTAGTCTTCACGTGATATACTGGGTTGAGTGCCATGACTTCAATGCCGTTGAAGTACTTAGGAAGACCTCCCTTGGGCATGTAGTTGATGTCTGGGTACATTGCCTGGTGCATCTCGTACTTCTGAGATCCAGGCTCTTTAGGTTGCTGCCACTGGCGATAGTAATACCAGGGTTCCTTGCTGTCGTCTGGGTTGTAGATGATACGCGTAATCTCGCTCAGAGGGATGGTGCGTACGCGAGTGGCACCGTTGAGGGGATCTGTGAAGAAGGTGAAGAACAGGTTCGCAGTGACCTGAAGCTCCACTTCCTTGGTCAGCATAGCTTGCTCACCTGTGAGCTCAGCGCGGTTCTTCGAATCATCCATAAAAGCGTCAACAACCGTCTGCACGTCCTCATCAGCAGCTACCACGTCCACACCCTGACCGAACACGTAGTTCGCCTGAGTGGCAACGGCTCGCTTGATCAGAGGATTCTTCAACCAGTACACTCTAGCCATAGCAGCAATCTTGTCGATGGATGCCTTGGTGAATTGTTTATCAAAGTTCGAATCACCGATTCGCTCGTAGCCTACGTCATCAAGAGCAAGCTCAAGCTCAGCGATGCGTTCCTGCAGCAGCTCATTGTTGCTGTGCTCAGTGAACGCCATCTGACCATACAGCTCGACAGCTTCACTCAGGCTGTTGAGTTGACCTCCACTCAGACCGTTGGCTATCCTCAGCAGAGGGTGATTCTTGTCCATTACCATGTTAACCTCCTACACTGGCGAGATGATGTTAGGTACGTCGAGCTCGACCAGTGAAGCGCCAGTCCTACGACTAGCGAGCTCTTGGGTTAGTATTGCAGCGTACGATGCCGTGTCTACCTGGTCATCGTGAGCACCCATAGGGAAGCCGACCAGCTCGTCCTCATAGTCTCCAAGCCATGCAGCACCCATGCGATGGAATACCTTGTGGCTCTCATATCTAGCTCCTATAGGGATTGCCTTAGTGACTTTGTCCTTAGTGGCGTTGAGCTCCATTACAGGTACGCCAGAGTTGCGGAGCATCTGGAAGACAGGACGACCGACGCCATTAACCTCGATGCCCATGCAGGTCGGCATGTACCGTCTGTATTGATCGAGCAGAAGCCTTGGTTGCTCGGCTCCTTCCATCTGTGCCCTGAACACGTCCCACAGGAGCAGGTCGTTCTTCGGAGTGACGATCCATGTAGAACATACGAACCAGTCTGCTGTAGTCTTGGCAGAAGCTGTTGGATCGACCGTTTGGAAGTGCCAGCATTGCTCAGGTACGAACCTCTCGTCTCCTGTATCCCTATGCAGGACATAGGTGTGGTCGACGAGTTCCCAGTAACGAAAGTCTTTCCTGCGGAACATCGTACCATCTGGAGGACTAGGGTGCTGCTGATACATAGCATTGAACATGTAGCTGCCCATGGCGATGCGCGTACGCTCCAGCGACGTCTCATCGTACATCTCTGGCCAGAGAGCTTCACCTGCATCACGACCGAGTGGGTCGTTGCCCTCAGCAAGAGCTGGCAGAGACAGTACCTTCCACTTGTCAGCACCCTTCTCAGCGTCCGCAAGAAGACGTCCAGCAAGGTCATCCTGGTGCCAACGTGTCATGACGACGATGACAGCACCTCCTGGGGCAAGACGAGTACGCAGCGTAGTCTGGTACCAATTATAGGCAGAGCGTCTTACCGTCTCTGAGGAAGCTTCTTCGTAGTTCTTGATAGGGTCGTCGATGATGGCTATGTGGGCACCTTTACCAGTGATAGCGCCACCGACACCTGCAGCGACGATACCATTGTCGTGGCTTCCCTCAAGTCCCCATCTGTCAGCACGAGCTGCGTCCTCTGCAAGCTTGACACCGAACATATCTTCGCTGTCTCGCATCTTGTTACGCGTCATACGACCGAACTCCTGAGCGAGGTCTGCAGAGTAAGACGTGAGCATCCACGTCATCCATGGGTTGTTGCCCATACCCCATACAGGGAACTCCTGGGAGACAAGACGGGACTTGCCGTGGCGCGGTGGCATGAAGATCATTACGCGCAGGTTGTCGCTCTCAGACTCTTTCATGCGTCCCTCATGGATAGCCACTACGTCATTGATGGTGGCTTCGAGCTGAGCTGCGATTAACCTGTGGTGACGTCCTATCTTGTAGTTGTCGTCCATGTATAATGTGTAATCAAGAAGATGTCTTAGAGCGAGCTCGCGTCTGATTGTTTCGAGCTGCCTGACCATGTCAGGCACATTCTTGATATCAAGGGGATTCTGCTTGTCCCCAGCACACTCCTGGACAGTAAAGGTATCCTTCGCAGGAGTGCCAAGTCTTTTGACGATATCGTTCTTCTTAGGCATCGCTCACCTCCGCGTCTTGTACGGGGATTGGAGGGAGTGCAGCTTGATCCACGTTCTTCCCGACTGTGATGTCCACAGCTTCTGCAATTTCTTTTACTTTAGCGCGGAGTTGTTCATCTGTTAAGGATTTCACGTCTATCTGGTAATTCACGTCGAGCTTGTGTTTAGTCTCGACGGAGATCTCCATAACACGCTTGGCATTCCACACATCAGGCATACGACATTCCAGGTAACGGATCATCGCAGAGACGTTGCCATTGATGGCAGCTGAGAACAGGGCATTCTCAACAAGTGAGCATGCGAAGATACGTGCTTCTTCCAGTTCACACCAGAACTTAGCGTACTTGCCTTCTTGACCGCGAGCCATCTCTTCCTTGCCACGACGACGCCACTCTGTAATGGTACGAGGATTCAGACCAACTCGAGCAGATGCTGTTGTGAACGTGTACCCTTGACGCACAAAGGCGATTATCTTGTCCGACACTTCGTCGAACATATGATAACCGCCCTTTGCTGCTGCTTCTTCTATGTCAGTGTGTACAGCGCAGAACTTCCCGTCCACCGTTGCACCCTTCGTGCACTGCTTTCCTGTACGAGGATTTCTGCCTTGACAACGAGGTGTACCCCAATACGTAAAATGTTCTGGATCCTCAATGTGCTTAGGATGTGGATTGTCCTTCGTGTATCTAGGCTTCTGCTTCTTGACTTCAGGCTTCTTCTTCGAAGCCTTCACCTTTTTCTTTTGCCTGTTAACCGTCATTATCACCACATTCCTATTGATTTTAGATAGACTCCTTTTATATTATCCCTCTTTTCTTTATTATTACTTACTAGAATTATCATATTTTTATATCTAATTTTATCATTTTTATATTTGACCACATTAATGACATTTCCAAAAATATTTTTATTATTTTTCAGATTCTCGATGAAAGTTGAACAATTATGGCGCATAATATCTCTAGCCCCATAAGGGGAAGACGACTTCGAAAGGAACTGAAATGACCGTATTTACCCCACTTGCAGACCGTATCGGCAAAAACCTGTCCGAGAAGAAAATCATCACCGCTATGGAAGAAGAGCTCGGTGGCGTCGAGAATGCCATTGAGGACAAGACTCTCCCTTGGGGTGAGCGTACTTCTATTACACTGGATGAAGCAATTGATTATGCCATGGAGGGTCTTGAGGATCTCGACAAGCGCATGCTCTCTCACGTCAGCGACGAGCGCATCCGCGAACTTGCCCACATTGCAGCGTCCAACTTCGAGCACCTCGATGAAGAGAAGAGTCCTGAAGCTTCCAACGACAAGGAGAACATCATGACTTCTTCCAAGGTAACCTCTGACTCCAAGCCAGTACCAAACGCCATCATCGCTGAGGTAAGCTTCGGAGAGTTCACCACTGCTCTGTTCGAGTTCGCCAACCACTGGGTAGGCAGTATTGCCGTTGACCGTTTGGCTGTGAACGCTGAGAACTACTACCGCGACAACACCATCGTCACACTCGTTTGGAAGTATTGGCAGGCATGTCTCAACGAGGAGCACAACAAGCGTCGTATGTTCGATTCTATTGTCGGTGGCCAGGACATCTATGATGCTTCCTCCTGGGATAACAGCATCTACCGCAACGAAGTCCAGGCTTACGGAGACGTGCTGTATGACCTGCTCGTCAAGCTCCCTGAGCAGCGTGAGAAAAACCTGAATATCGCGAAGTAAAATCTTATGAAATCAGAGAGCGGGAACGCGGAATCCCGCTCTCTTCCAACACAGAGAGGAGATTAAAATGAGCATTAAGAAATCACTGAGCATGTTGAGCCTATCCAAAGATTTCTACATCGAGGAGGACGACCAGGACTTTATCGTCCAATACAAGGGTGGACCTACAGCTAATGACGACTGGGTCGACGTAGCTGCAAGGTATTCATCAGAGGAAGGAACGTGGTCATACTACGTTACAGACGTGTACAACTGCTGCTCCGACTGGGCTGAGATTAACCTCGACCGCCTTAACAGATTGGTAAAATTCTGCAACAGATTAATGTACGAGGAGACTGAAGTGGAGTACCGTTGGAGCAACGAGAAGCTCTCTGAAGGCAAGATTGTCACCGAGTAGTGGAAAGGGAAGGATTACATCATGAAAAGGACTTACACAGTGTTTTATCGCATCAACAATATCCAAGAAGGAGTCTCATACAAGAGTTCGCATCGTGCAGGCAGCAAAGCCAACGAAGAGGATGCTATTGAAGCCATCAGGTTCTACAAAGGCTCGTATGTCGCTGATCGTGCGAGAATCATAGACATCTACCTCGAACACGACTAACGACTGGAGAGAAAGGATCTCGATCATGAAACGCATTCCCGAAGAAGACGAAGCTCGCATCCGCGAACTCGCAGAGGAATACGACGTTCCATTGTACGTTGTTCGCTCGTTGTACGACGTCATGCCGAACGAGCTCTACGATGGAATCGTCGTTGCGCTCGAAGACCTGGAAGCCGAAGGTTGGCCAGAGAAGTCCTGTGGAGAGGACTCCACTCTTGACTACAAGGACTCCGAGGATGGCAAAGACGACCAATTTCTGTGATTAAAATCCGTTTTAAAGAGATGTAAAGAAACACCGCTGCGCTTGTATGAGCGAGCGGTGTTTTCTTGTTAGAAGCTATTCTAAGGCTTCAGTATACATCTAGGTCAGAGCTCGATCAAGCCGTTAGCTCCAGCGTCGTCGAGCAAGAACCTAGCAAGGTGCTTGGCTGCATCTTTAGCGTGGACACCCTTACCCAGGTTGCACCAAGGTACAGTCTTCATTTGAGACGCGGTATGCCACACGACTTCACAGCCATTGCGCTCTGCGACTGCTGCGCAACCTCCAACCAGCTCCATAGTCATGGTAGCTTCACGACCCATAGTGACTCCCATACGGGGAATGTGCTTCTCGATAACGACCACCTGGATGGAACCGCCAGCGTTCTTAAGGAAGCTCTCCATCCAGGCTAGGGTCTCATCGTGAGGTACCATAGAATACCCTATGTTCTTGGCGTTCCTGTAGCTCCAGGCGCATCCAGTTGTGCCTCCTGGGTCAAGGGCAAGGACTCCGCGATGAGGACGGCTTAGAATGCCTTGTAACACGTTCACACCAGTCGAGTCTTTACCCTTGCAAGGCTTCTGCATCAGAGGCATCGTTCACCACCCTTGCACCACAGTTAGGGCAGAAGCGCGGCATGTCCTTGTCGCGGTAGTGTGCGTGGCAATCGCTGCACTCCCAGTAGTGGATGTACCAACCACATGGCTGCAAGTCGCTGTGTTCGGACATGTAGCACGTGCGCTCCTCGGAATCGATAAGTTCAGCTAGACGAGCGAATATCTCAGTGTAGTTACGGTGACCTGCTCCTGTGAAAAGCTCATCCTCCAGTGTGGCACGGAACTTCTCTAGACCTCCCTCTGGAGTGTAACATCTGGCAAGGTAACGCAGACTTTTTGCGACGCTCTGACGACCTTGCGACGTAACGTTACTCATCGTCATCACATTCCCTTTTGGTCGATCTCCATTCTTCTTCTTTTATTCTCTCTGTGTCATAGCATTCACCACACACCGCATAACCAAATCCACCTGGAGTGTGTATCTCCCTGCTTGTATAGCAGCTACCACAGGTTACTTTTCGCCCACAATGAGGACAATTGACAATCTCGTCCATGTCTTCAGAATAGCTTTTGACGTTCCAGTCCTCTGGAACTTCGTAAGGCTCGTAAGCCTGATTTTCATAATCCTACTTTTGAAGGATTTTCACGTTTCTCACGGCTTCACTTCCTTACAAGCTTGCTCACGATGACGAATGCGACAGCGATTGCTGCAATACCAGCGACAGCTGCAATACTTCTGTCGTCACCCGTGCTTGGAAGTGCAGCTTTCTTAGTCTTTCTTACCTTCTTCGATGGCTTTGCTGGCTCTGGCTTAGGCTGTGGCTCTGGGTTATTATCCTGTGGAGTCGGCACTGGCTGTGGGTCTGGTGTAGGCTCAGGTGTTGGCGTTGGAGTTGGTGGCGTTTCTGGCTCAGGTTCGGGAGTAGGCTGTGGTCGGTTGTCGCCGTTGCCGTTGCCACCGCTGTCCTGGCTTACGTACTGATATCGTGAGCCCTGCGTAGTCTCGCGGCTCTTTAGCTGGATAGAGTTCGAGGTAGTCTCTGTTCCCTCGGTCTCGTAGTACATGAAGTACTGGTTGCCTTGGAAATCAACACTCGACAAGTCCCACGTGAAGCCGCTGCCGTTAATGGTTGGCTCGGGAACGCTGATACGCACCCAGCTTGCAGGGTCAACGTTGCTGTATGCGTCCATGTGGACACGATACAAGCGGAACGAGCCAGGAATAATGCGTGTGCCCTCTTGCGCTGTGTCCTCTAGTACAACGTTAGTAAGTGACTCCGCTGCGTGGTTCAGACGTACTGACCACTCGACCGTGCCGTGGTCGGTCTTGACGCCCCATTTGGCGATGACCTCGTGTTGGATAACTCCGTAGTGACG